GCCGCAACAGCGGATTCACCTCGGATACGTGTTTGAGAATCTCGGCAGACACCTCCTGCGGAATCAAGGACGCCGCATCGGTGCGCGAGATAAGAGAATTGTACGGCATTTCTAAACCTCCTCTACTGTCGGCCAGCCGCGCGCCGTATCATCTGGTTCATCGTCGGCGCGGTTGACTGTGCCTGTGTGCTCGTGCCCGCGTGCCCCACCGGGGGCAGCGGGGACGCAAACAATTGCGGATAGGTCGCCTTGACGCCGGCCCAATCTATCCGCCCGCGTTTCACAAAGTCCTCTCTCCGCGCCTGGATCGCAAGCCACGCCAGACCCAGGTTGGAGCAGCCGATCTCCGGTCTTGCCCCCTCCTCGAAAAAGTCAGCGCGTTCGTTCGCGGTCGCGAGCTGTGTGGACATCTCGTCCAGCCGCCGCCGCTCGTCGCTGCCCTCTTTCATCTTGCCCGCCAGTTGCTTGATCTGGCCTTCCAGGTCTCTGCGCTGCTGCCTCTCGCTGTCCAGCGCCGACCTGAGGCCGGTGGTGTGCTGCTCGTAGAGTTGCCTGTCTTGATCTGGCAACGCGCCGAGCACCACGTCCCACGTGCGCGGGGCCGCCGGTGGCGTCTCGCTCGCCGGTGGTTGCTGCGATCCTGCCGGGGGTGTCTCGCCCGCCGGTGGTTGTCCACTAATTGGATCTGGCATCTCGCCCTCCCGTGGGCATCTCGCCCACAAATGCTACCCCTGGGACTTCCCAGGGGCTACTTTACTTTTTTCGCTTTCGGCGCTTTCCCGTCTTTGCCATGCTGTTCGAGATCGCCGCTGCGCTGCTCTTCGGGTAGCCTTTCTTCTTGAGTGCTTCGTATACCTTCGGATTCTTGATTGACCGCCACTTCTTGCCCGGCACCACCCACCTCCCCCGCCGGTCGAGGCGGCGCCGCCGTCGCGGGCAAGTCGCCGCTCTCGATCATGCGCGCCACCAATTCATATAGCACAACGCCCTCGACGATCCCGCTGTGCAACTGGCCGCGCCCGGCCTTGACGATCCCGACCGTGATCCCGGCAGGCTCATAGATGACTTGCACAGAATAGCCAAGCCGCACCAGCGCCTCTTTGACCTGCGTCAGCGTGAGCGTTGCATCGTCCATCCAATCGGATACGATTTGTAAGTACTCGCCCTCGTTCATATTCCCAGCTCCTTCCCGCTCTTGACCACGAGGCTATCGCCCCACGTTTCGTTTTGATGTACCTTGACCAGATCGTCAAGGCCAATCCTGCCGGCCTTCCACGCCTCGAACTTGCCCGCGCCCATCATCCCGCGCTGTTGGTCCTCGGATAGATTCCCGAACCAATCTTTGCCGGATAACCAGGTGATCTCGGGTAGACCCGCCACGACCGGCACGAGCGCACAGCGCCCGTTCGGATGATCCTGGAAGCTCGTCTCCAGATCGTATTCCTGTCCATCGCTCAGCAAACACGCCAGGCAGGTCCGAGTTTGCCGCGCCGCGATCCGCTTGTATTTCATCACAACGCCCGACCTTAAATATTGCTGTCGCGTCGCTTCGCGGTAGGCCCTGAGCTGCTCCGTGCGCGCGATGGTCAGCATCCGATTCAGCCCATCCGCCAGCCCGTCGAACATTTGTCGCGCCGTCTGCCTGGGACTCTGCCCGTGCGCAATCGCCCAGATCAATTTATCTGTCATGCTGGCCGCCGCCTGCGGCCACGCCTGGGCCAGCAGATCGCGCAAGGGCGATCCGTCCCCGGCCAGGCCCGCCATGCTCTCGATGGCCTCGATGGGCAACAGGTCGAACGACGCTCGAATGTCCGCATCACGATAGATGAGATCGAGCACCATCTGCGCCTGTTCGGACCCGGCTGTCCCGCTCTGCATCTGACCGCGCGTGATCGAATCGTTCGCATACCCGGCATATCTGGCCAGCTCAGCCTCGGCCTGCGCCAACAGCGACTGATACCGCTCCAATCGCTGCAATCGCAACTCGCTCACATCCTCGCCCGCTGCGCGCATCCGGTCAATCTCGAACGTCAGCGCATATACCTGCCCCTCGAGCTCCCTCTCGATCTGCATCCATCGCCTGGTCATGCTCTCGAATTGCGCCGACTCGCGCTCGAGCAGATTGCGACGGTATTCCCCAATGACCTGGATCACAATGGGATCAGGCAAGGTTATCCCTCACGCTAAAGACCTGGGTATCGCTGTGCCACTTGCCGCTCGGATTCTCGATATAGACCTGGATCTGCCAGTCGCCCGCAAGATCAACGTCGTCGGCGATGGTCGTGTATTGCAACTTGCCATCCGTCCCGTCCGTGACGAGCGCAGCGGTCTTGGTCACCTCGACGTGATTGGGCTTGCGGAAAACGAATTGCTTGACGGTCGCCGTCGCCAGATTTATCACAGTGGCATCCTCGTCTTTGACCGTCACCTCGATGACCGTCCCGATGTCGTCAACGTGAATGAGCGCGCTCATATTTTGACCTCAAACGATTTGGACTTCACCACGTAGGCCGTCGCCGATTGCGATTGCCTGATATTGGCAGTAGCCTGGTGCGATTGCCTGATGCGCAACGTCCAGCGTGCATACTCGGCAAACGGGCGGATATATACGCCGGTTGACTCTGTGGCATGAATGGAATCTGCCACTCCGACAGACAGGGACGACAAAACGACTTGGACAGTCTCGGCTATAACGACACTGTCCGATACGCCAAGCGTCAACAGCCCGGCCTCGAGCACGACGATCTGCACAAGCTCGGTCAGCGTCGCCAGGTCCGACACGCTCATTGCAAGCGCAAGGGAATGCTCCGCGTTCACCGATTCGGCCAGTCTCAGGCTATCCGAGGCGACAACGGCCAGCGCCGTTATTTCGACGCCTACCGATTCACCGACAATGACAGAATCTGCAATGGAGATAATCGTTGTGTCGAGAACGGCCGCTATGGACTCGGACAGTATAGCGTTCTCGGATATGGCCAGGGCAAGCGACTGAGGCAGTTCCGCGCCGACAGACTCGGATAGTACGATCGAATCCGTGACGTTTGCGCTCAGTTGTCCCGCATCCAGTAACGCGCTGACTGATTCGGCCAGGCTTGCGCTATCCGATACATTCACCGCAAGCGCCTGAGCCATTGCCGCGCCAATTGTCTCGCCGATGGTGATCGAATCCGCCACAGAGGTAGCCAACGTCTCGGCTATGATAGCCGTCACGGATTCTGACAGCGCGACATTCTCGGACACACCGACGCTGAGCGTCCCCATTGCCGCGTCAATTGTCTCGCTCAGCGTCACGCCGTCCGAGACATTGGCCGCGAGCGCCTGAGCCAGCGCTACACTAACCGTCTCGCTCAGCGTCACGCCGTCCAAGATATTGGCCACAAGCGCCTGAGCCAGCGCTACACTAACCGTCTCGCTCAGCGTCACGCCGTCCGAGATATTGGCCGCAAGCGCCTGAGCCAGCTCCGCCGCAACCGACTCAGACAGCATAATAGCGTCAGTGACGCTCGCGCTCAGTTGTATGGCATCAAGCATAGATGCGCCAATTGTCTCGCCGATGGTGATCGAATCCGCCACAGAGGTAGCCAACGTCTCGGCCAGGACGATCGTCACAGATTCTGACAGCGCGGCATTCTCGGACACGCCGATGATAAGCGAAGAGGCCAACTCTACATTGGCAGCCTCGGCCAGGGTCGCGTCGTCCGAGACGATGATGGCGAGCGCCCCCAAATCAGCGCCGATCACCTCGGCCAGCGTCACGTCATCCGAGACATTCGCCACAAGAGTCTGAGCCAGCTCCGCGCCGATCACCTCGGCCAGCGTCACGCCATCCGAGACGTTGACCGCGAGCGACTGAGCCGGTTCGGTGCCAACCGATTCGCCAGCAGAGACCGAATCAATTACAGAGATAGCCAGCGCATCGGCCAACACAGCCGCCACGGACTCTGAAAGCGCGGCGCTTTCGGATACGCCGACGATGAGCATCCCGGATTCAGCGCCGACGACTTCGGTCAGGCTCGCGCTATCCGCCACGGCAACCGCGAGCGCTTCAACCAGCTCGGCGCCGATCGCCTCGCTCAGCGTGATAGCATCGGTGGCGATGGTGTTCAGTTGATCCGCTTCCAATACGGATGCGCCGACCAACTCGCCGGCAGTGATCGCCTCAGCCACAGAGAGGGCCAGCGCCTGGTCCATCTCTGCTGCAATCGCCTCGCTCAGCGTTGTCCCATCCGTCACGTTGACGGCAAGAGTCTGCGGCAGTTCCGCCTCGACCGATTCCGTTGCGGTGATCGTGTCCACGACCGAAATAGTCGCATCGCTCAGAATTTCCGCAATGGATTCTGATAGCGCGATGGTCTCGGACACATTGGCCAGGAGCGCCCCAAGTCCGGCGCCGACTGCCTCGGATACTCCCGCACTGTCCAAAACGTTGATGGCCAGCGCCTGAGCCAGCGCCACGCCGACCGATTCGCCAGCGGTGATCGAGTCCGCCGCGGAGATAGCCGGCGCATCGGCCAGCGCAATCGCTACAACCTCTGACAGAGTGACGCTCTCGGATACACTGGCGACAAGCGTTCCCATTTCCGTGGAAATGAATTCTGCCAGGGTCACGCTGTCTGCCACAGCGACGACAGGCGTACCGGATTCCGCGCCGATAGATTCAGAGAGGGTAGCCGTATCCAACACAGAAACGACAAGCGCGGCGGCGATCTCTGCGCCAGTGGATTCGCTCAGCACTATGGCATCCGAGACATTGGCCGCAAGCGCATCGGCCAGGGCCGCGCTTATAGATTCCGTAATCGTGACGGCATCTGTTACCGCAATGACTGCCGTGCTGATTGTGGCGCCGACCGATTCGGTTGCGGTGACGCCATCCGATACGCCGATGGCTTCCGCATCGGCATGGGCCGGGGTGGTGGATTCCGTCGCGGTGACAGAATCGGCGACGGCAACGGCGAGGGTGGTGGCCTCCAAGCGCGAGACGGCAACTGATTCGCCTACCGTGATGGTCTCTGATTTGCTGGCGGAGAGCGCAGAAGCTATTGCCGCACCGATTGCCTCGCCTACCGTAATAGTCTCGGATTTGCTGGCGGAGAGCGCCAAGGCCATCGCCGCCGCAACCGCCTCGCTGACGGTGATCGAGCTTGATACCGATACGGCGGGAGTACTGACGCCTGCAGCCGCCAGGAATGCCGCCGCACCCGCTGCCCAACCGTGACCGCTGCCGCTTTGTGTGACCTTCGGCGTGTAGTCGCCATCGCTCGGCACGATGTAATCAACCGTGCAATGAGCATGGTCAGTTTCTTCGGTTCGTTCCACGTAGGGCGACGTGGGCGTGTATGTGCGCGGTGTGCCGTCCTCCTCTGACGCCATCATCACGATGACAGATCCAGATAGAACGCCAGTTAGAGCTATCTCTGGCGTGGAGTCTGTCCCTGCTCCTGAACCGGAAGCGTCTACTGGGGCCGTGGTATTCATGCCAGAGTATTCGTGCATGCTGCAGCCGAGGTCTGTGACATCACTTCTCGGGACCACAGTTAGCGTCAGTGTCCCGTTGCCCGTAACGGGGGTCCACCAAATGCCGACATTTTGATTCGTGCCGTCGGTATAGTTGACAACCTCGGTGATCGTGCCGATAGTGGCAGTTCCGGTTTTGGTCGGAGTTGTGAACGGGGGCGTATTCCCACTTCCGGCGGAAGCAAAAAAGATGACAACATTGCCGGACGTAACTGTCTTGCTTACGTTGGTATCATACGCGGAAACCGGAGTGCCGACTAGGGCGATTGCCATGCGTCGAAATCTCCCTGGATGCCCAACCTAATGTTGGCTGATGGAAAAACGAATATGCGCCACAGCGCCGCGATTTTGTTCAATCGGGACAGGCCAATTGAGGGCAACAATGTCCCCTTGTTCAGAAACCCGAAACGCGAGGAAGCGCCGCCCATTGTGACCCAGGTAGCGCCATTGTCAAAAGATGCCTCGACGCCCCAGGCAACTGAGCCGGTTCCTACAGATTCCCAGTTGCTCGATGTCAGTGATAGTCTAATGTGCGTCATGTTGGTGACAATCGAGACCTGGGACGAAACCGCTCTTTTGCCTCCCGTTCTGTTTTGCTCCTGCATAAAGACGGTAGCCATGTTTTACCCGCAGTTTACGAGTTCGCGATTTTGTCTCTAGCCTCGATCCGGTCACTAACCGCAACTCCCAACGTTGGCGTCGCCGCTGATTCAGTCACTTTGTCCCGTGTTTTCTCTGGCAGACCAAACGCCAGCAGGGTATAGATTTCCTCGTGATCTTTGCACAGGAGAACATCAGTAAGGATGTCCTGGCTATAGATCTTCATGCAACCACATACAAGTTGTACTCTTGTGCTCATTGTGCTCATGGAAATACCTCACCCGTTGGTCCGACGTGCTTGCAAAAAATCCGAGTGTCCACCAGGAAGGGCCATGGCTTATCCTGAAACTCAGGCCAGCCGGCCTTCCTGAGAAATTCGCCCTTCACGACCCGCGTGCACCAATCCAGGTCGCTTGTGCCCGAGGTCGTGACATACGCCTCGGACGCGGGATCGTACCAGACATTGCGCGGCGTATCGAACACGCGCCTCGTCACATTGCCGTACAAATTGTACTCGGCAGACTCGGCCCACATCGCCTTGATGATCGAGCTATGCACGAGCAGAAACCCGGTCGGCACGCCGTCGCACCAAATCTGGTCGCCCATCTGCCAGTCGGTGTACACCCCGCTGCCCCGCCCGCGAAACACCAGCGGCATACTCGGCCTGTCACGATTGTAGTAAAGGCCCGACACGACCGGCGCGGTTCGCTCCCGCATGTGCTCGTCGAGCATCAGGAACGCATTGGGCGATGGGCACACATCATGCTCATACAGCAGCAGCCATTCATAGCTCCCGCGCACGACCTCAGCCGCGATGAGGTTCTGCGCATCGGCCACCTGGTAGCGCAGCGGGAAATAGCTGTCAATCCCCTGCGTCATCAGGACGTTGCCCCAGTTCATCGGGATCACCAGGCCGAGCCGCGCCGAATGCCACTCGATGCGCACCAGCCCCGTCGCCGCCGTGCCGATGAGGAGTCGGGTCTTGTAGTTATCCGTTCCGCTGTCGTTGATAGTGATCGTCGCCGCCATTGGCTCACTCATGGTAGCTCCGATCATCGCGCCGCTTTATCAGAATGACCTCGACATTTGCTGCCGGGCTCCACGACAGGTGCACGAGCTTCCACGGCTTGGGCCGGTAGAACTTGTAGAGCATCCCGCCCGTGTTCGGCTCGAGCGGATCAAAGTAGGCCCACACCGTTTCGTTGATCGCGTGGCAGTGCGTCGGGTCCTGCAGGAATCCCTGGCTGCTGCCGTGCGGATAGGCCAGCGCAAATTGAGCATCTGGTTTCAGGATGCGCCACACCTCGTCCATGAATTCGAGGAACGGGAAGCGCGTGCCGCTGTCGGTGATGACGCACGCCGGTATGTGCTCGACGACGTGCGACGCGATGGCCTGGATCACCGCCTCGTCCGGGATGGGCCAGGGATGCCGATTGACATCCCACACCAGGTCAACGCCCGGCAATGGCTGAATGTCCAGCCCGACCCACTCCGGCCCTTGCTTGTTCGCGCCGCAGCAAATGTCGAGCCGGACGCCTCTGCGCTCTGCCAGGATTGCATCTATGTCCATTGATCGCCTTTACGCAAAGGTCACGTCATATGTGCAGTTCACGCTCTGGTTCGTCGCGCAGCTCGACGACGCGAACGTGTTTCCCGCGAATATCGAGCCGGTGCTGGACGAGTTGAACAGGCCGATGTTCGAGATGTTCTGCGTTGCAGAGGTGAACGAGTTGGCGCTCGCGAACGTGGTTGCGCTCGTGGCCGCCGTCACCGCCTGGCGCTTGACAAGCTCGCCGTCCAGCGCAGTGTCAGCCACCGCCGGCTCTGCGCCCGTCCCCAGCGCCATGTGCGACACGTACAGACTTCCGGCGATGCTGCCGAGCGACATGATGAGGAACTTGTTGAATCCCAAGTCCGTCACCGCGTTTTTTCGCCAGCCGGAATCCCCGACGATCTCGCCGTTTGGATTCACGATGTTGACACGAAACATGCCGTGAACCTTGATCGCTTCTACTGTTTCCATTTTCTCTCTCCCCCTATCTATTGGGCAGGATCACGTCCCGCCTTGATCGAACGTTCGTTGCCGGTTCAGCAACGCCTGCGCCAACCCCTGCGCGCTGGCCGCTTGCTGCGCCGTTTTGTCCTGTTCCATCATCGCCAGTTGTTCAGCCGACCAGCCCTCGGCCCGCAGCACAGTCGTGAGAGGCAGGCCAGTGTCCACTTGCAGCTTGCGAATCTCGGCTTGAGATTTCGGCTGCATCGTCTCGGGCTGCTCATAGATCAACTGAATCGCATTTGCCGGAACATCGTGCCCGTCAAGTTTCAACAGGAATGAGGCCAGCTCTTTCCAGGTCGGCGTGAACCGCGCCATGTACCGCCGCACCTTCTTGACGAGCGGCGCCTCCATCACGATCAACGCCTCGCCTGATGGGTCGCCGCCCTGCGCATAAAAATAGTGCTTCGGGGTCCGCGTGATGATCGAGATGCTGGCCGCCAGTTCCTGCATCCCTTTCAGATAGCTGCCCAGGTCCGCCGGGGAAAACTCGCCCGCGCTCGATCCCTGCCCCTGGCCATCCCCGGCGGGAATCCACCAGTTCTCATTCGGCGCATTTTTCAGGTTGCCCGGATCGGCCTGGCTGATGATGAACCTCTGCCGGAATGCGCCGAACTCGGCCGCCACCATCATGTCGGCCAGCAGTTTGTTGATCGCGTCCTGGAGGGGGAGGGCGTTCGCGAACTCGGAGCGAATATCGCGCCTCTCCCGCCGGAAGTGAAAAAACGGAATCTGCCCGAACGGATTAGGCGCCACGTCCGGCGTGTCGGCCATCATGCCGGACGCCGTGCCCGTCTGTGTCGCCTTGCCCCGGCCGATATAATATTCCAGCCGATCAGAGTAGTAGAGCACCAGCCGATAACGGTCGTCCTCGCCCGTCCACATCTTGCAGGCCCACAGCATCTGGCGTGGATTCGATGGGGCATACTCGATGTGGATCATGCGAGCGTCGTTGTAGAACGCCTGGATTTCTCCATCCGGCTCGCGCCATGCGATGATCACGCCGTCGCCCGCCACAAGCGTCCCCTGGTGCACATCGTCCGCCTCCAGGTCGAGGCTCAACTGCGACCACAGCTCGAGCAATCGCAAGCTGGCCGCGTCGTCATTCGCCACGGTCAGGCCGGACAACACGAGCCGGTCGAGCACGCTGTCCACCACGACTGCGCACCAGTTCTGCGCAAAGTGCGCGCTGATGTCGTTGAAAATCTCGCGCAATCGTTCGGTGCTATAGCGCAGCGGCTGCTGCCCGCTGTAATAGTCCCACAGCATCGAGTAGGTCGCTTGTTTGGCCTGGATGGCTATAAAAGCCGTCTCTAGATCGCTCACCCTTGAAAGCTCCTCGCCGGCATCGGCTGCCGCCGATTCCCGTATGCCAGCGCCCCCGCCGCTATGGTGTCCGGCAAGTGCCCACTTCCATACAGGTCGTCAACGCTGGCAAGCCGGTGCTCCTTTTCAGCCCACTTGATGAATGGAGCCTCGATTTCGCCTCGCTCGATTGCGGAAATATAGTTGCTTATCAAGTCTTGCCTATCGCGTCCGACCATGATGGTGCCGCGCGCTCCCGGCGTTCGCATGTAGCCTGCCACGACATCGCCAATTCCCGTACCATCATGCGACGCTGTCCCCTTGAATCTTGCGATGCGTGTGTCGAATCGCTCCACCATGACCGGCCACGGCTCGCGGCCCATACGCTCGAAGGCGACAATGCGCAACGGCTTACAGTCTGTGCGGAATGTAACGATGATAGTCCAGTCTTGTTTCCGCGCCCAATCCGCGCCCGTTGCATATTGAGCGCCCGCCTGCGGAGACTCGATTTCGACGTACTCATGCGGTAGCCCCTCGAACACGCCAAGTTCTCGCTTGAACATCGCCGCGACTTTCAGCGTATTGATTGCCCGCGATTCTGGCGAAGGCTCTTGCAAATCATACTCAGACAGCCACATCGCCTCAGTAACTTCGAGACGTTTAGAATCCACCTCCGCCAATGATAACCAGCCATGAGGCTCAAGCGTCTCCCTCCAGCACCACTCGTGAATCGGCCAGCCCCTGAGCATCGCCCGGTTCAATACCTCGGTCATCGTGCCGTCGGCGTACTGATGCGTGCTGGACATGACGGTCTGCTTTGCCACGCCGCGCTGTGTCATCGGCTGGCCCATCGCCGCATCGAGGATGGGCAAAGACGCGCCGGATGTGGTCCGCGCACGCTCCGACTTGACGCGAGCAAAGCGCGAATCTCGTTCCCCGCCGCCAGTCGCCGGATCGTCTGCGCGTCGCCCACTACCTCGATCGCGGGCCATTGATTGAGGTAGCGGATCACGTTTGACGACTGCTCCCCACTGCCGCCCAAAATATTCACATCGCATCCAAGCGTAAGCGCCTCAGTCAGTCCAAGCAAGGCCAGCATCCACGATTTGCCGCCGAATCCGCGAGACGCCTTCCAGACCGTGACGGGCGCACGGGCAAAGTAAGCGTCGGAAAATGCTCGCCATGGCGTCGTGTGATTCTCGCAGACCTGTTGATTTGGTAAGGTGACGCCGAATCGAGACGTAATGTACTTGGCCAGCTCGTCATCATTGGCCGGCGCTCTTGCCGTTCCCGTTGCCGCTCGCCTCAGCTTGTAGCCCCTCGCCGTCAGGCGGTTCAAGGCGGATTCCAAGTCCGATAACGAGTTTATTGACCTCGTTTGCAAGTTGTTCATCGCTCATTTTGTCAATCTGCAACACGGTCTTGACTACCGGATAATCGCCGCACAGTTTTGACTTTTCCGCAATCGCCGCCCTCATGCTGGCCAGGTCGTCAATCGCATACGCCCGCTTGACAATGGCATCGAGCGCGGCCAGGTGCTCGGCGATCCTGGTGGCGCGGTCTTTGGCAGCCTCGGCCAGGATGATGGCATTGGCGCGCCGAATGTACTTGTCGGTTTGCCTGGATGTGATACCCCACTGTGACGAACCAAAACGAACTATTTCCTCGTGCCTGCTCCGCGTCGCTATCATCGTCACGATGCTGTTGACGCGCTGCTCCACCTCGCCCCGCGTTGGGCGGTGCTTTTCAGCGGGCGGTGCGGGCGCGGGTGGCGCTGGCTTGCGCGCATTTTTTGGGTCGCGCCTGAGTTTGGGCGCCGACTTGCCTTTGCCGTTACCGCTCATCCGTCACCGTAAGCACTCGCAACGATTCCCGAATGTCAAGAAGGATAAGGGCAATCTGCGAGAGCAGCGTAATCACGCCCCACTCAATGCCCATCCCGGCAACGTTGTCAACCGTTGATATGATCGCGTCGCGCCATTCGGATAATGTGCGTTTCATGCCTGCTCGGCATCTGTTCCAGACCAATTCTCATAAATGGTAATGGTCTGAGCCGAAGTGTAGATAATTTCTGCGATGCCATCATTGCGAATTCTCCAAACTGGCCCCTGGATTGGTGTGGCGATGATACCTGTACCGTAACACACATTACATTGTTGATCTCTCGCAATCTCTGGCAGGTGCGATACAAAGCCCGTGCCATTACAGACCGGGCACGCTTGATAACGCAATGTCATTCTATCCCCCGCTTATTCCATCATCGGCACGACCTGCCGCGACCATCATGCCCACAATGACGACTCCGAAGCACGCGCCAATGACAGCGCCGCAACACAGACCGCCCAGAAATAAAAACATCGTTCATCCCTCGCGTGGCCGGGGGAAGGAGAATCAGGAAGCCCCGGCCACGCAACACAGAAGGAGCCGCGCCGTTGACCAGGCGGCGCGCCATGCTCCGCAGCCCCCAAACCTATTCGGGCCACTTTATAAAGTCTCTCGGATTCACCACGCCGCGCAATGTCTCGGCGCATCCGTCCGGCTTGAATGTGCAACTGGCCCGCTGTACCGTCAAGTGCAGATGCGGCCCGGTCGTGTTGCCCGTGTTGCCGCTCAGCCCGATCAGTTCGTCTGCCTTGACCCGCGTCCAGGTGATAACGGAAATGGTGGACAGATGGCCGTACCACGTCCACCACTTTTCGCCGTCGCGCTCGTGCTCGATCCGCACGCAGTTGCCGTATCCGTCCTTGACACTGGCGAAAATCACTTTGCCGTCGGCGCACGCCCTCACGGCATTCCCCGGCGGAATAGCAAAATCAATGCCCTCGTGCGCCCACGTCTTGCCGCCGATGTTGTATTTGGTGCCGAACTCGCCCGACACAGCCGCAAGCCTGTCGAGCGGATATAACAGCCAATGCTGGTCGGCGACGCCAAGCGCGGCAATCATGTCTGCCATCTTTTGCAAGTCGGTCAGGTGAATGTTCATCAAGTTCAGGTCGTTCCTGAACTCCAGATGAAGCTCCCGCAAACTTTCGGCCAGTTCAAGTGGTGTCTGGTTTGCCATTAAGCTCACGCTTTTCCTTCTCGATTTGTGAGACTATCGCGTCAATGACGTGCCCCGCCAGCATAAGCCCGTCGCGGAGTTTCTCGTCCGTCAAGCCCGTCAGGTGTATCCGCTTGACATCCACGTCCTCTATCTGCATTGTCTCTACCACGACCTTGATCGTCTCGTCGTCGGCCAGCTTTGAGTACAAAAATTGCAGCCCCCGCAGCATTGCAACTTGTCGCCTGATGACGTTGTTCGACACGAGGCCGCCAATCACAAACACGGCGGCGATGACGCCAAGCAGAAATATTCCCTGCGTGCTGGTGACTCTCAGGAAATAGAATGCGGCGAGGATTATGAATGAGAAGGCAACGGCCAGAACGATCAACAAGACGCGCTCGAACAGAGCGCGCCGGTACATGATCTCTATTTGCCTCAAAAAATCCTGCATATCGCGCCGGACTTTTCCATGCGCGTATGCCACTCTCTCGCCGGATGTCATGCCGTTCAACGGGCTTTTCCCCATGTCATACCCTCACAAATTTCTCTGCGGGATAGTTCACCAAAATGTCGCTGATGAGCCTGGTGATTTCGGCGCGGTCAACTGTTTTTTCGCGGCCCGGTTCCTCGATGCACAACAACAGGTGCTCGATGACCCCGACCAGCTTCATGACCATATCGCGGCTCTTGGCGCGCTCCCGATCAAGCCGCTCGCCAATCGCGATCACGGCCCGGCGAAACTCGGACGCCCTCGATTCGGCGTCGGCAAGTCGTGACTCTGCGCCCGTTGCCCTCGCTTCTGCCTTCGTC